ATATAATAACTTCATATATACCAAGAAAGTGTTTCTTTGGTCATATATATACGAAAGGTTATAAATCAAACATATGAAACACGGAACAAACATGTCAAATACGGAAATGGTCAGAAAGATGCTCGCCGGTGAGCGACCATTCGTTCAAGTTGGTTATACTGGAGATAAATACGCCATTCACAAAGTTGGAGAAAAATGGACAGATTCAAAAGGAAAAACCTGGATTCAAAAAGAATACGGCCCTGTGTCGGATACTCCTATCATGGATATTATTCGTGCCGAAAATAATTTGGTGTGTTCTTGTTGCAAACGTGAAATTCGTTGGGGTTCGCGTCAGGATGCTAAAATGCATGCAAAAACAGGAAAATGTTTAGATTGTTTGGTTGAAGAAGAAACGGATATGCGCGTCAAAGGTACGTATAAAACATACGAAAAGAAAAAGATTCTTGAAAATGAACTATCACGATTGATTGAAATGAAAAAATATTTGGTGGACGGATTAGAGTACCTCAAAGAACATAAAACATTTACATTCGTAAACTCCAATGGACTTGTTGAAGAGTGGAAGAATGAGGCTCGTAATGAAGTTATGGGGAACGTTAAGAAGGACCATGTAAAATGTCTTAAAGAAATCAAACGTGTTGAAAAAGAACTAAAAAAAATAAACGATGAAATTAGCCCAAAACTTACCCCAGCGTGAGCACATTCTCGCAATCGCTGAACGCGTAAGCCAAAAATATTCATCTCCAAAGGGGCAGTGTGAGTTTATGACCAGAGATTTGATGGTAGCATTAAAGAATGCTGGAATGCGAGCAAATCATGTAATGGGAAATTTTCATTTAGATGAACCGGCTCGATTTGAATATATCAGTTCAGACGATGCCGAAGACGGGGTTGATGAATACGCGGTAAACCATGATTGGGTTGAAATTGGAGGAAAAATATTAGACATATCGGCAAAGCAGTTTCAACCATATATCCACTCACCAATACCTGATATTTTATTCATTAGTGTTGGGGACCCGTTAGCAAATCACTACGAACAACTTGGATATGCCGATGAGTAATGTAACCAAAAATCTCAAGGATGTAATCAAGGAAGAATACTCTCGATGCGCTAGAGACCCTGTTTACTTCATGAAGAAGTATGTCAAGATTCAACATCCGAATCGAGGAACATTGCCATTTTTAACATTTCCGTTTCAAGATACATCTCTTTCAGATTTTGTCAAGTATCGTGAAAATATTATTCTTAAGTCACGCCAGATGGGTATTACAACCTTGGTGGCGGCTTATTCGCTTTGGTTGATGACGTTCCACACGGATAAGGAAATTCTGTGCTTATCAATTACACAGGAAACATCCAAGGCTATCGTAACAAAGGTCAGATTTGCCAATGACAACTTACCAAGTTGGTTGAAAGTTCCATCGGTTGAAGATAATCGTCTGTCTCTAAAGTTGAAGAATGGTTCACAAATCAAGGCGGCATCTTCCGCAGGAACCGCTGGTCGTTCTTCTGCTTTGTCATTGCTCATCATCGATGAGGCGGCATTTATCGATGGCGTTGAGGAAATCTGGCTGTCGGCTCAACCAACATTGAGCACGGGCGGTAAGGTAATCATTCTGTCCACGCCAAACGGCGTAGGAAACTTCTTTCACAAAATGTGGACAGAGGCCGAACAAGGTCTGAATAAACTCAATCGCATCAGTTTGCCGTGGCATCTTCACCCAGAACGTGACCAAACGTGGCGTGATGAACAGACAAAACTATCAGGAGTCAAGGGATCGGCCCAAGAGTGCGACTGCGAATTTTCCACCTCAGGCAACACCGTCATTGATATTCCCGTCTTGGAGTGGTACACCAAGAACCAAGTCCGTGAGCCGTTGGAGAAACGTGGCATCGATCGTGGGTACTGGATTTACGACTACCCAAAGGCTGGACGAACCTACATGGTGTCAGCGGACGTTTCCAGAGGCGATGCATCCGACTTTTCGGCTGCACAAATACTTGACATAGAAACGATGGAACAGGTGGCTGAGTACAAGGGAAAACTACCAACCAAGGACTTTGCTACTGCCCTGATGACAATGGCGACGGAGTTCAATAATGCGTTGTTGGTGGTTGAAAATGCTAATGTGGGATGGGCGGTGATACAGGAAATCCTTGATAAAAATTATTCCAATCTTTTTTACAGCTCAGCTGATTTGCAGTACGTTGATGTTGAGTCTCAAATGACTAATAAAATAAATGCACAGGAAAGAAAGATGGTTCCCGGATTTACAACGTCAAATAAAACCAGACCGCTTATTATATCAAAACTGGAAAGTTATTTTAGAAACAAAGAGGTTATTGTTCACTCAAATCGGTTGATTGAAGAACTAAGCGTATTCATCTGGAAAGCCTCTGGAGTATCATCAAAGGCGGAAGCTATGAGTGGTTATAACGATGATTTGGTAATGGCAATGGGTATTGCGTTATGGATTAGAGACGTAGCACTACGGTTAAGAAAGGAATCTGCAGGTGCATTACAAACTATATTATCACGTATTGGTAGTTCTTCTAGCGAAGAAATCAAGAAAAACTTCAAACCTTTGTTTATGGTCAAGGCGGATAATCCATATGGAATCAACGCTGATCCGTGGAAAATGAAGATGGGACATATGGGTGAGGAGGATTTGACATGGCTTTTAGGTGTACCAAAACAAAAATAAGATAGATAAAATTAGTCCGGACCAATATTTATAGTGTAAGCGATCCATATATATACGATACAAACCTATGGCAGACACAAAAGATTTATTTACAAGATTAAAGAAGATGTTTTCTACGGATGTTATAATCCGAAACGTGGGCGGGAAGCGCATTAAAGTCGTTGATACAGACGAATTACAATACGCAACTGACCGCAATAGTTTACGAGACCGATATAATCGTCTTCGTAGTTCTACCTACAATCTTCACAATAGAGACATGTCGATGGCTTATCAAGCTGCTCGACTTGAACTCTTCCGTGATTATGATGTTATGGACATGGACCCAATCCTAGCATCTGCATTGGACATATACGCCGATGAGTGTTTAGTTCCTTCTGAATATGGTAACGTCCTGACCATTCATTCCAGCAATCAAAACATCAAAAAGATTTTGGAAAATCTATTTTACGATATTCTTAATATTGAATTTAATCTTTGGTCTTGGACACGTAACATGTGTAAGTATGGTGATTTTTTCTTACGCATGGAAATATCTCCTGAGTATGGTGTATTCATGGTTCACCCAATCAGTCCGTATGAATTAACCCGTATCGAAGGTTCCGACCCAAAGAACGTCAATTACGTAAAGTATCAACATGATGGTGCAGGCGGTGGTATGGAATATGAAAATTTTGAAATTGCTCACTTCCGACTTTTATCGGATAGCAATTTTCTTCCATATGGTAAGTCAATGATTGAACCCGCTCGTCGTGTTTGGAAGCAGTTAAGTTTGATGGAAGACGCAATGTTGATTCATCGTATCATGCGCGCTCCAGAAAAACGTATTTTCAAGATTGACGTGGGCAACTTGCCACCGTCCGAGATTGACGCGGCAATGCAAAAAATTATCACACAGGTAAAGAAAGTGCCATATATTGATGACCGCACAGGTGATTACAATTTACGATTCAACTTGAATAATATGGTGGAGGACTTCTATCTTCCTGTTCGCGGCGGCGACAGTGGCAATTCCATTGAAACCCTTCCCGGCATGGAGTTCACTGGCATTGACGACTTGGAGTATGTACGTAATAAGATGATGGCAGCTCTCAAGATTCCAAAGGCGTTCTTGGGTTATGAAGAGGGAATTTCTGGTAAAGCCACTCTGGCAGCGGAAGACGTTCGTTTCTCCCGTACCATTGGTCGCATTCAACGTATATTGGTGTCGGAATTAACTAAAATAGCTATCGTCCATCTGTACGTTCAGGGCTATCAAGATGCATCGTTGGTTGATTTTGAACTTGAATTGAGCAATCCATCTACAATCTTTGAACAGGAAAAACTTGAAATTTGGCAGAATAAAATCAATTTAGCCAAAGACATGATGGAAGCTGATATGTTCAGTCGTCGTTGGGTTTATGAAAAGGTGTTCAAGATTGCAGATGATGAAATTGAGGAAATTGAACAGGAAGTTGTCAAGGATAAGAAAGAACTATGGCGCCGTACTCAAATTACCGACGAAGGTAATGATCCAATGACCAGCAAACAAAAGGCTGGAGAGGATGGTATGTCCGATATCGGCGGAGATTCCGGTGGCGGAGACCTTGGAGACTTGGGCGGCGGTGGGGGTGATTCCGGCGGCCTGCCAGACCTTGGCGGCGATACTGGAGGAGACACAGGCGGAGATTCGGGCGGCCTACCTCCATTGGAAGAAGAGATTGAACTTGACGAAGAAACCAGAAGGGAACGAGAACAGGGCATTCGTGACCAAACAGGAAACAAGGAAAAATATACCAGCACGTTTGATAAAACGCGTGGAGAAGACCCACTTGGTAATGGACAAAATAAAGAAAAATCAAAGTCAGATAGAACACTTCGTCCAAACCCGCGTCACACCACATATAGAAATTCAATGCAGGAAGACCTAATTAGTATAAAAAAGAGTTTGTCTGCTCGATATAATTCCAACAAACAATTGGTTATAACAGAGAAAAAATCAATGTTGGACGAAGCCAACATCATAAGTGATGACAAACCACTCTAAATATAGTGTTTTTATCAATCATCAACATATTTATAAATAATGTATGAAGAAGCTCAAGCATTCTAAGTTTAAAAATTCCGGAATTCTATTTGAATTATTGGTTCGTCAAGTGACGGCTGATATTCTTAATGGCTCTGAGGAATCCAAGGCAAACTCCATATTGCGCAAGTTTTTCTCCGAAGCTACTGAGCTTGGTAAGGAAAATCGTCTTTATCGCATTATCATTGAAGAAAAGGTTAAGGACCAAGTTTCGGCGGATAGAATGCTTGACAGCATTTTGAAGGCTCGTAAAAAGCTTGATGAACGTTCAATTGTAAAACAGAAATATGAACTCATCAAAGAAATCAAGGGTAATTATCCAATTGAAGATTTCTTGAAGGGTAGCATTTCCAATTATAAACTATTGGCTTCGGTATATAAAATTTTTGAAGAAACTGTTTATTCAGTAGAGTGCGACCCACGTGATTTGTTTAAGGC